GCAAATGTGGGTCACTGGGGTTCATCGGTGATTATGGATGGTAGATATGATGATGATAAATCATTCCTCTTTACGGCAGGTATGATTACTGCATTATCTGTGAATGCTGGTGCAACTAATGCTCTTCTTTCACTTCGTCTTGCTCCTAGTGTTGATTCTGGTTTAACTGGACTATTAGGAGCAAGAGAACTGATTAACCGAATGCAACTAACTCTTCGTGAAGTTGGTGTTCTTTCTGGAGGAAACTTCCTGATTAGTTTGGTTTTGAATGGAAGAGTTTCTGGGGGAACGTATGCTGCTGCTGGTGGTTCTTCACTTGCACAAGTTTGCCGTCATACAGTAGGGCAAACAGTTACTGGTGGAGAAACTATCTATTCATTCTTTACAGATACTCGTGTTACTTCCAGAGAACTGACTCTTGTTCGTGACTTGGGTAATTCTATTCTTGGTGGAGGAACTGTTTTAACAGCACCAACTACGGTCAATAATATATATCCTGATGGTCCTGATTTGGTGATTGTTGCAGCAACTAATGTTGGTGCAGCAGCAACTACCGTTAATGCAAGAATTTCTTGGACGGAGGCACAGGCATAAGAGATGGCAAAACTCAAAGGCGGCACACGAATCTACGGTGATATTAAAATTGATGGAGGAATACGCGATAGTAATAATGCTATTGGTATTGGTGGGTCAGTATTAATATCAACGGGGGTTGGTATTGCTTGGACTAGTGGTGGCACTGGAAGTGGTGCTCAAGGTTCTCAAGGCATACAAGGAATTCAGGGTTCTCAAGGTATACAAGGTATACAAGGAATACAGGGTTCTCAAGGAAGACAAGGACTTCAAGGACTTCAAGGTCTGCAAGGAATTCAAGGTTCTCAAGGAACTCAAGGAACTCAAGGACTTCAAGGTTCTCAAGGAACTCAAGGAACTCAAGGACTTCAAGGTTCTCAAGGTTCACAAGGAACTCAAGGTCTTCAAGGTTCAAATAATGGTGGAGTGACGGTAATAAATGATGTCTCTACTAATGAACTACGATATATTGTATTTGAGGATGTAGTATCTGGTATATCCACAAATGTTGGAGTTTCAAGTACAAAATTAGTTTTTAATCCTTCAACGGGTAATTTTGGTATAGGAACCACAAATCCTCAAACAAAACTTCAAGTTGATGGAGTTATTGGTTTTAATAATACTGATGTGAAAATTGGTGATAATGAAACTGGTTCTAGCTCAACTAATAATCGCAATGTTTTTATAGGTGTTGGCGTAGGAAAATCTACTATCAATAGTGATAATGTTTTTATTGGACCATACTCAGGAAATGAAAATACTATTGGATACTCTAATGTTTTTATTGGAGAATCATCTGGTTTTGTTAATACAACTGGATATTATAATGTTTTCTTAGGATCTTTTTCTGGTTATGATAATACTGATGGATATGAAAATACAATTATTGGGGGTAATGCTGGATATTTTAATAAAGGAACTAGTAATAGTATATTTGGGTCCTTTTCTGGATTTAATAATGTTAGTGGAAACTCCAATGTATTTTTAGGTTCTTATACCGGAGTTTCTACATCATCATCTTACAAAGTTGTTATAGGTGTAGGAAAAGAAGATTTTAGTCCCCTATGCTTTGATTCGCCAAATACAAAAAAAGATTACCAGTTGGCGATTGGTATAAGAACCTCTGCAGCAGCATCTAAGTATTGGTTAGTTGGTGATGAGAACTTTAATGTTGGAATAGGAACCACAAATCCTCAAACAAAACTTCAAATTAATGGTGTCCTTGGATTTGGCACTTTTGTTGGTAATATTGAACCAGTATCAACTAACATAATAATTGGTGATAATACCACTGGTGCTAATTTAATTGTACCTGATTCTGAGAATAATTTCTTTGCTGGTATTGGTGCAGGAAACAGTAATGTTTCTGGTACAAATAATGTTTTTATTGGATATAGTGCAGGTTATTCTAATGTAGATAGATCATATAATACATTTATAGGATACCGAGCAGGAGAATTGACTGATGGAGAAGCAAATACTTTTATTGGAGTGTATGCTGGAAATAAAAACACAATAGGTTTTAGTAATGTTTTTATAGGTGAAAACACTGGATTTAATAATACCATTGGTGCCAATAATGTTGCTATGGGTTATGCTGGATTATTCAATAAATCTACTGGTGATAATAATGTTTCTATAGGAGCTCAAAGTGGAGAGTCTTTGGTAGCAGGAGGTCAAAATACATTTCTTGGAAGTAGATCTGCAATTACACAAACATCTGGAAATAGTAATATTGCTATAGGGTATAATGTTCTACTTCCTAAAACTACAGGCAATAACCAATTAGCAATTGGTATTAAAACTGACAATAATTCAACTAAGTATTGGTTAGTTGGTGATGAAAGTCTTAATGTCGGTATCGGAACTACAAATCCATCGGATAAATTAGATGTATTTGGAAATGTAAGACTTCGCTCCGGTCTTAAGGATTTTTATGGAAATGTAGGTGCTGCTGGATCTGTTTTAATATCTACTGGTGCCGGAGTAAGTTGGACTAGTTCTGCTGGAGGTGGGTCTCAAGGTTCACAAGGAACTCAAGGAATTCAAGGCACTCAAGGAACTCAAGGAACACAAGGACTTCAAGGTCTACAAGGTAATCAAGGAACTCAAGGACTTCAAGGTTCTGGTTCTCAAGGTCTTCAGGGTTCTCAGGGTACTCAAGGAAATCAAGGTCTTCAAGGTCTAAGCAATCAGGGTGTTCAAGGAATTCAGGGTTCTCAAGGAAGACAAGGACTTCAAGGTTTACAAGGAACACAAGGAACGCAAGGTCTTCAGGGTCTAAGCAATCAGGGTGTTCAAGGTTCACAAGGAACACAAGGAACTCAAGGTCTTCAGGGTCTAAGCAATCAGGGTGTTCAAGGAACTCAAGGAAGACAAGGACTTCAAGGTTTACAAGGAACACAAGGAACGCAAGGACTTCAAGGACTTCAAGGAGGTGGGTCTCAAGGTCTTCAAGGTTCTCAGGGTACTCAAGGAAATCAAGGTCTTCAAGGTTCTCAGGGAACTCAAGGAACACAAGGACTTCAGGGTCTTCAGGGAACTCAAAGTACTCAAGGTGTTCAAGGTCTTCAAGGACTTTCTAATCAAGGTGTTCAAGGATTGCAAGGACCTTCTGGGGGTGGTGGTTCTACAGGTATTTCAACAGTAAGAGAAATTGCACTTACTTCAGGCACTACATATACTCCAACAGCAGGAACAACTCATATTATGGTTTACTGTACTGGTGCAGGTGGTGGAGGTGGAAATGCATCAGGAACTGATACTTCTAACTCATCTGTTGGTGCAGGAGGAGGAGCAGGAGGAACTGCAATCAAACTTTATACAATCACAGAGTTGGGTGCAAATGCAACATATGCAATTGGACTTGGTGGTGCCGGTGGAACAACCGCTGGTGCAACTGGTGCAACTGGAGGAACAACAACATTTACTCCTGCAGGTGCTGGTGCAGCACTAACCGCAAATGGTGGACTAGGAGGAACAGGAAACTCTACTGCTGCGACTGCAGTTTATGCAGACGGTGGAACTGGTGGTGCTGCAACAGGTGGAGATATTAATGCAAGAGGGCAATCTGGATTTGCTGTTGCTTCTGTTGCTGCATTTGCTGCTGGTGGTAATGGTGGAGCATCATTCTATGCTGGTGGTGGTAGTGGTGGATATACTGTTACAAACACTGCTTCAGCAGGTGCATCCGTAACATCTACTCCAGGTGCAGGTGGTGGTGGTGGTGCATCCAGAAACTTAAATAATGCTGGTGCTGGTGGTGCTGTTGGTGGTGATGGTGGTGATGGTTTAATCTTTATTATTGAATATGGAACATAAGGAGGTATAAAAATGAAAGTCTGTATTCTTAACTCTCAAACAAAAGTTGTAGAAAATATTGTAAGTCTTGATTATCCGGAACAGTTTATTTCTTATAAACCTGGACTTGAAGTTGCTCCACAACACGACGGTCAAATTGGATGGACTTGGACTGAAAATGGATGGTATAATCCAGAAATTCTTCCAAATCTTGAAAAACAAGAGAGAGAACGGAGAGATAAGTATCTTCAACTTTATGTTGATGTTATAAACGCAGTAAGATGGGAAAGTCTTACTCAACAACAAAAAGATGCTATGATTACTTATCGTCAATCATTATTGGATGTTCCTCAACAACCAGGATTTCCAACAGACATAAACTGGCCTACTCCTCCAAATCTATAAATATTTAAAAAAAGTATATGAATACAAATACGGTTTATAGAGTATATCTTGAAAAACTTGGAGGTTCATCCCCGACTTCATTTATTGGTGATGAAGGAGAATTATTCTTTGACCCCAATGTACCCATCTTAAAAAAATCTGATGGTGTAACTCCCGGTGGAGTCATTGTTGGAATGGGTGCGAGTTCTATTCCTCAGCAGTTTGTATTCGTATCTGATAAAACAGATCTTCCAGAAGCATCTGGAGGAGTTATTACATTAGAAGATAATTATACTTACTTTTTTGTAGATACCGTAGATTTATTGGGTGATAGATTAGTTGCAGGAGATAATACCACAATTCTTGGTGGATCATCTGAAAATTCTAGAATTAAATCTACTGGCATTGGGACTGATGTTGCACTTCTAAGTAGTATCTATTCTCTTCCAATGAGAAGCATTACACTTGAAGCGCCTTATGCAATTTATTTACACGCATCTATTCCATCAGTACACGCATTAGATTGGTTTGGTGTAAACTTTACAAACTGTGCGAAAGTAGGCATTATTTCATCCTACAACAACTTCATTATGCTTGATGGTGCGTTTCTAAACTCTCAGGATTTAACCTTTAACGGTACTACAGGTACTGTTGGTTTTAATCAGTGTTTATTTACTGGAAACTTTGGACTTGGTGGCACAAAATCAATTCTTAATTTCCCAAGTACTTTTAACTGCACTCGCCGCATTCGTGTAACTGTTTGTTCTTTTATTGTTCCTTCTGGATATACAGGAATTACTGTTCAAGACGGTGTGAATTTTGTTCAACCAGAAAGTTTTATTCTTCAAACTTGCAACTTCTCTGGACCGGGAACAAAACTTGGCATCAGTACTCATACAGATATAGACAATAGAGATGCTTTCTTTGAAGGAAATCGTGGTATTGACAATAGTTTTGTAATTGGTCAGTATTATATGAAAAATAATAATGTCCAAACTTCTTTTGCATCTACGGATACTTATGTAAAAATTGCTGGTGTTACAACAACCACAGGAGCAACAAATTCAAAGTTTATTCATAGTGATAATCGTTTGACTTGTAATGCCGGAGTTGAAAGAGAATATCTTACTCAAGTCTCTGCAACTGTTCTTTCAGATACAAGCACTACCTGTAACATTGCAATTTTTGATAGCTCAAATGGTAATGAAATTTTAGAAGCATCTACTCTGGAGTTTGAAGTTCTTTCGGGGACTCCTACGGTTGTTCACATTACTGATGTTCACAAACACATTTTAAATGATTACATAGAGATTCACATATCAAATCTTCAAGATACAAATCCCATTACAGTTTCTTCTTTGAATGTTTTAGTTACTCAACTTTGATATTCTAGAAAATAGTGCTATAATAGGAAAATAAATACCAGAAATTATTAAAATACTTTATGGCAGTAGATGAGTTGAATTTTGTAAAACTTGCCCTTCAAAATGGGGGAAGTATTCATCCTTTGGTTATTCCATCTGAAGATTTAAAAGGACCATCCCTAACAAATCCTTCAGTATATCTTGATGGAGATAAACTATGGGTGAATTTAAGAAACATTAATTACACTCTTTATCATTCTGAGAAGAAGAAATTTGAGCATCCTTGGGGTCCTCTTGTTTATATTCATCCAGAAAATGATCTTCGTCTTCGCACTTGGAATATTATGTGCGAGATGGATGATAATATGAGAATCAAAAAATACCATCACATTGATACCTCAAAATTTCCAGATAAGGAATTGTGGGAGTTTGTAGGTTTAGAAGATTGTAGAATTGTTAGGTGGGATGGAAAATTATATGTAACTGGAGTAAGAAGAGACTTAGACACGGTTGGCACTGGAAGAATGGAACTTTCTGAATTGGAAGTTACTGAAAATGGTGTCAAAGAAATCAATCAACATAGAATTCCAATTCCCGGTAAGGAATCTTATTGTGAAAAGAATTGGATGCCTGTAGTAGATATGCCATATCATTATGTCAAATGGACTAACGGCACAGAGGTTGTTCGTTATGATATGAATAGAAATGTGACCGAAACTGTAGTTCTTACTGAATGGAAAGATTTACAATGTCACGATTTGAGAGGTGGTTCTCAAGTGATTACAACTGGTAATTGTAGAGTTGCATTGGTTCACGAAACATATCTTTTCCGTAGTGCTGCTGGTAGAAAAGATGGGACATATCGGCATCGTTTTGTTGTTTGGGATGAAGATTGGAACATTATTAAACTCTCCAGAGTTTTTTCCTTTATGAATGCCGAAATTGAATTTGCTGTTGGTATGACTGAGTATAAAGATGATGTCCTAATGACTTTTGGATATCAGGATAATGCATCCTATCTTGTTAGAGTTTCTAAAAAATTTGTAAGAGAGTTTATTTTTGATGAGCTTGACATTTGATAACCTTGGTAATCTTGGAAGACTTGGAAATCAAATGTTTCAATATGCTTCTCTGAGAGGTATTGCACAAAATCGTGGATATGACTACTTTATTCCAAATAGAGATATTGAACTTTATCAATGTTTCAATATTCCTAGAAAGTATGGAATCTCTAATCAAAAAAGAGTAACGCATAAAAACTATGAGTTTGATTATGATCTATATGAATACTGCTTTGATGATGTAGATTTGTGGGGATTTTTTCAGTCTGAAAAATATTTCAAATCTATAGAGAATGAAATCCGCAAAGATTTCACTTTTTATGGTAGAATACATAATATGTGTTCCAAATACATAACTGGAACATTTTTAAATACTGAATTAATTTCAATTCATATTCGTAGAGGAGATTACTTAAGCGACTCTAATTTTTGTAATTTACATCTTGATTATTATTTTGAGGCATTAAAACTTCTTCCAGATTTGCCGATATTAGTTTTTAGTGATGATATTAATTGGTGTGAGAGTATGCTTTCCAATCGCAAATTTAAGTTTATAAAATCAAATAATCATCAAATTGATTTATGCTTAATGACTATGTGTGATTATCACATCATTGCAAACTCATCATTTAGTTGGTGGGGTTCGTGGTTGGCAAAGAGTAAGAAAACCATTGCACCTTCTACTTGGTTTCAAAATGAATATTCCCATTGGAATACAAAAGATTTATATTTACCTGACTGGACTATTATATGAACATTTCACTTATTTGTGCTTGCAAAAACCGCTATAAACCCCTTAGAGTTTCATTAACTTCGTGGTTATTGTACGATGAAATCAAAGAAATTATTATTGTTGATTGGGATTCTGATGAATCTATAAATCATCTAAGTGAAATTGATGATAGAATTAAGATAGTTACTGTTTCCGATCAGAAGTATTTTAATCAACCACAACCTTTGAATATTGCTGCAAGTCTTGCAACTCAAGAATATATTTTAAAAGCGGACTGTGATTATACATTAAATCCTTATCACAATTTCTTTGAGAACTATCCTGTTGATGCAAACAGTTTTGTTTCTGGACATCACGATCATCAAAGTCCAGAATACATTGATCCAGAAACTGGATTGGCAATGTTTGATAAAACAAATATGAGTACTGATGATTTACTCACATATGTAAATTCTTATAGTCATTTTTTCAAGTATCTTACTGGTATGCTTCTAGTTACCAAAGAAAACTTTATGAAAGTCGGTGGATACAATGAAAACTTTGGTAAATTTTATGCATTTGAAGATGATGAAATTTGTTCTCGTCTAAGATTGCTTGGATTGGAGCAAACAAAAATCAAGTATGATTATAATTGGATTCATATTCCTCATCCAGATAAAAAAAGATTTGAAAATTTTGAAGGATTTTATGAAAGTGGTCAAAAAGAAAGACTTGACCAAATGGAAAATGGAGTTGAAAAATGGCAAACCGAATACTATTTTTCTCAATGTCATATTGATGAAAACAGAAAAAGATTTGGCAATCCAGAAAATTATTTTATTCCTAGAAAAACAAAGTGGAATATTCAGCAAATTGATAATCAACATTATTATGCTGAACAAATTTACAGTGATAAGTTGTTAGAATTTCCAACAACATACTATATGTCACTTGAAGAAAGTGAGAAAAGAAGAAAGAATCTTGAAAGGCAGTTTTCTGAATATGGTATAAAATTTAATCCGGTTATTTCAAAAAGGTTCAGTGAATCTAATGATGCAGTTACTGGTAAGTATGTTCATCAATTGAATGATGGAACTAAAGGATGTGCAGTCTCTCATTTAAAGGCAATTAAAAATTGGTATGAAACTACAAGTGAAGAATATGCTTTTTTCTGTGAAGATGATCTTTCATTAGAAACTGTAGAATATTGGGACTTTACTTGGAAGGAATTTGTTGAAAAACTACCTTCTGATTGGGACTGCGTTCAGTTACTTACTGTTCGTAATAATTTTGAGACTTATGAACTCAGAGAAAGATTTTGGGATGATTGGGGAGCAACTGCCTACATCATTAAAAGAGATTATGCACGAAGGTTGATTGAAACATATTGTAAGGAAGATTCTTATAATTTGGAAATTCCAGAAATGGAAATTATGCCATTGGTTGAGAATATTTTATTCACATCTTTAGGTAAGACATATACTATTCCATTATTTGTTGAGGATATTGATTTTCAATCCACTTTTGTTGGAAATGATGATGATGTTGATGAGGGTCAAAAAAATAATCACTACAATGCAAGTAGGACTGTTTTAAACTGGTGGAAAAACAAAAGAAAACCCAACTCATTTGTAGTCAAGGTTGATATGAATCGTAAGAGTGATATTGAGGAACTTTTAACTCAATATTCTCTTGATACTGAAAATCCAGATTTAAACTTTAAGGTTGCAATGTGGTATGAAAATTCTGGACATAATGCTCCTGCGCTTTCATATTATCTGAGATGTGCAGAAAGAACCGAAGATAAATTATTGGCATATGAATCTTTAATTCATGGTTCTAATTGCTATGATAGACAAGGAACCAGAGATGGTACTGCCAAAGGTATCCTGCAACAAGCAATGTGTCTCTATCCAGAAAGACCTGAAGCAAGATTTCTTCTCAGTAGGTTCTCTGAAAGAAGACAGTGGTGGCAAGATTGTTACATCTATGCTTCAGAGGCATTAGATAATTGTGATTTTGATTGTGAACCCTTGAAATCTGATGTAGAGTATCCTGGAAAATATGGATTGCTTTATGAAAAGGCAGTGTCCAGTTGGTGGTGGGGGAAAAATATTCAAAGTAAAGAAATTTTGTTAGATATTAAACAAAATTATCAACCAAATCAATTATATCTTCAATTAATTGATGAATACTTAACTAAAATGGCATAAACGGAGAATTAAATGAATTTCGCAGTTTACACAAAAGAAGGTTGTCCCTATTGTGACAAAGTTAAAAAAGTTCTTGACTTGACAAATCAGTCTTTCGTAGAATATACTCTAGGAGTTGATTTTGATAAAACTCAGTTTTACTCTGAGTTTGGTGAAGGTTCTACTTTTCCCCAAGTGATATGCAATGATAAAAAACTTGGTGGTTGCGTTGATACAATTAAATTCCTTAAAGAACAAAAAATAGTTGTATGACGAAGGATATAAATAAGAATATCCGTATTAATCGCGGTCTTGATTTAATTCTTAATGGGGGGAGAAGAAAGCAACCAAAAACCTTTCATATTATTTTAGATAAGGTGGTCTGCTTTTTAAAAAGGGAAGTAACCATCTACTTTGAATTTTCCCTGAATATCAGGAAGAAAAAGTAGTTTCCCAGAGGAAGAAAAGATGGTAGCAACAAGTTTAGTATTCGGTTCATTTTTAACCGTTTTATTTTTTATTGTTGGAATAATAGGTGGGTGGGTTGCTAGAGAATATTTGATGAATTATAGAGAAATACCCAGATTTCATCCAGAAATGTATGATGTAAATGGGAATATCATTCCAGACGAAATATTAGCCGTGAGGTTTGAAAACGATTATGACTACGACGAAGACGAAGCAGACGAAGACTAAACCTGCTCAAACAACTTCTACTGCAGCAAAACCAAAAGTAGAAACTAAAATTCAAGAATTACCTGCAAATCCATTTCTATTTGAGGTCCTTGAATTAGCATCAAAGCAGAGGACAAATACTAAAAAGGTAGAAGTTCTTAAAAAATATGAACACGACTCACTAAAATCCATTTTTATTTGGAACTTTGATGAGACGGTAATTTCACTTCTTCCACCAGGAGATGTTCCATATTCTTCAGTAGATAAGCAAAATTCATTTAGTGGCACTTTAAGTGACAAAATTGATGATGCTGTACTAAAAATGGGTGAACTTAAATCACACTCATTGGGAACAGCATCCGAAGTTGGTATGCAAAGAACTGCATTAAGAAAAGAATATACTAAACTTTACAACTTTGTAAAAGGTGGCAATGATTCTCTTGCATCACTTCGCAGAGAAACAATGTTTATTAACGTTCTTGAAGGACTTCATCCATTAGAAGCAGAAATTTTAATCTTAGTTAAGGATAAAAAACTGCAAACTAAATACAAAATTACAAAAGAAATTGTTTCACAATCTTATCCAGATATCAAATGGGGTGGGCGTAGCTGAAAATTTATAACATTATTGAGGTAATTGTAATGAGAAAAAATATTACAAAAGAAAACAAGATGCCATCAGAAAAAGAAAGGGCGTCCGAAAAGAATTTTACTGAAACTTGGACCGCACAAGAAAGAGAAGTATGTAAATTCCGTTACGGTTGCGAAATACTAAAACAAAATTGCACCTTAGAGGATGCAAAAGATACGCAAGTTCCTAATGATGCGTACATTGTCACCTATATGCGTGATGGTAAAGTGTGTTATGATTTAACTCGTGCGTCAAAGAGAGTTAATATTTTTGATATGTATTATGATAACTTGGGTCCAGTTGTTATTGATATTGATTGGGGATATGGAAGAATAAGTCCTAAATTGTGGGGATATCAATCACCAAAAACTAAAAAAAGAAAATAGATGGGAAAGCATTTTTTATTAAACCTTTACGGATGCTCATTCGTTCTTTTGAACGATGAGCATTTTCTTATTGACTTACTAGAAAACGCAGCGATTGCTAGTGGTGCAACAGTAATTCAAACTATGCATAAGAAGTTTGAACCACAAGGAGTTACTGCTGTCTGTTTATTATCAGAAAGTCATATCAGTATTCACACCTGGCCAGAGGAAGGAAAGGCAGCGGCAGATGTTTATACTTGTGGTGATTGTAATCCAAAGATTGGATGTGATATAATCATACAGCAGTTACAGGCACAAACACATACATTGAGTTACATTGAAAGGTAAAAACAAAATTGACCTTTTGTTTCAAAAATAGGGCAAAAAAATTTCCGGTAAAAATTTGCTTCCTTAAGATTTTATAAAATTGTAACATATGTTACAGAATTATTTGTATAAATTCTATATGGGAGTGCTAAGATACTCCCATCGTTCATCTGCTATTTGCGAATAGCGAATAGAGACGGAAGTAGGGAAACCGAAGGAACGCAAATTTACTCATCCAGTAAAGGAGCAACCTTATGAAAATCACTTTCGTACAATATCTTAAAAATAAGGTAAAAAAGCAAATCAAACTTCACAATGCCGAATTGAATATGGCAAAAAAGCCACAAGTAGCATGATTGAAGATTTCTATCATAATCAAGACCCTGATGGTAGACAACCTGCTTGCTATCTTTTGACCTATAGAGGTCATAAGTATTGGCATTGTTATGGCATACATTTGACCGAATGGTTTGAAAAAATGTTTAAAGTTGAAAGAGAGAATTGACATTCTCTCTTTTTTTATGTAAAATGCATTGAGACAAGCAAATAAAAATGGATGTTAAAAAAGTAAAACTTATCATAAGAAACATGGAACTCTTGCTTGATTCTTTGAAAGTGGAGTTGTATGGAAAAGAAACATACTATTCATTTGATGAAATTGAATATGAAGAAGATAGTGATTTAGAGGGAAGGTATTAATGAGTAGGCACAAAAAATTGTTAAAACTTTTGAAGAGACTTATTAAACAGGAGCATTTGTATACTCCTGAAAAACTCAGGGAGATGAAAAAACAACTGAGGCAATTGGAAGAAGAATTTTCAGAATTAGAAGCACAAACATCAAAAGGATTTGGAAAAAAATGAAACCAGTAAAAGCAAAAGATTTACTTGAATTGGATCAACATATGAAAGTTGTGATGCTTCGTCAGACACAACTTCCCCAGACTCTTGTTTATCAAGCAGGTAAAAATGATTACTCAGAAGATCCTATTCATACTAAGTTTCCGCCAAGTGAACATGATTGTGGAAAATGGGTAATTGAGCAATTGCTTGCAAATGAAAGGGGTCATTGGGGTCCACTGGAGCATCCTGCAATTTCTTTGGATTGTGTTGGGTTCGTTCATAATGTCATCGTTCAGGCAAGAACTCATCGTGTTGGTGTAAGTTTTGATGTTCAATCTCAAAGATACACTGGTCGTCGTGTACTTAAAGTTGCTAAGGGTGAACTGAAACCAGAAGAGGTTTACTATGTGCGTCCAGAAGGTCTCTACCTTGACCGTAAAGGGCACAAGTATGAGTGGACGAGGGAAGATTACGAAAGACAGTTAAAGTTCTGTCTAGCGGCATCTGAGCGGTATGCAGAGGGTTATGAAAAGCGTGGTATGGCGGAAGAACATCTTCGTGATTATCTTCCTCAGAATATTCGCCAGAACTTTGTAGTCTCATTTTCTCTTCGTGCCGCACTGCACTTCCTAGACCTGAGAGCAAAACTTGATGCTCAGGTAGAAATTCAAGCACTCTGCGAAGGTATGGTTCCTGTAATGAAGGCGTGGGTTCCTGAGATCTTTAGTTATTATGAAGAGAAGCGTCTTCATAAGGCACGACTTTCTCCCTAAATATTCTTACAAATTATTATAACTTATGCCTACATATAGATTTGAGAATACAGAAACGGGTGAAATCTTTGAGAAATGGATGTATATGGCGGACAAAGAGCCATATCTCAAAGAAAACCCTAACATCAAACCTCTTATTCCAACACAAATGAATGTTGGAGAAGTGGGTGATTGGCGCAATAAACTTACATCTAAACATCCCTCTTGGAATACAATTTTAGATAGGGCTGGAAAAATGCCCGGTTCTCAAGTAAAAAAACTTTAACTACTTATGGCAAGAAGAAAAAGAGCAGAACAACCAATTGGTGTTGGTCTTACAACTCGTCAAATGAAGCGTAAAAAACCATTAAGTGCTGAATATCTTGTAGATATTGATCCACTTACGGAAAATCAAAGGAAACTTTTTGATTCTTATGCATCTCAAAAGCACTTGGTTGCTTATGGATGTGCAGGAACTGGTAAAACTTTTATCACTCTTTATAATGCTCTTCGTGAGGTTCTTGATGAAAAAACACCTTATGAAAAAATCTATCTTGTCCGCTCTTTAGTTGCCACAAGAGAAATTGGATTTCTTCCCGGTTCTTATGATGATAAGTCTGACATTTACCAGATTCCTTATAAGAATATGGTAAAGTATATGTTCCAACTCTCAAGCGATGCTGAATTTGAGATGCTTTATGGAAATCTTAAATCACAGGAAACCATTAAGTTCTGGAGTACCTCATTCTTAAGAGGAACTACTTTGGATAATTCTATTATTATTGTAGATGAATTCCAAAATATGTCATATCACGAACTTGATTCAATCATTACTCGTGTAGGTGAAAACTCTAAGATTATGTTTTGTGGAGATGCATCCCAAAGTGACCTTCAAAAAACAAACGAGCGTAATGGAATCGTTGACTTTATGAGCGTATTGCGTAAAATGCCATCTTTTGATATAATTGAATTTGGTGTAGAGGATATTGTTCGTTCTGGACTTGTCAAAGAATACATTATTGCGAAACTAGAAGCAGGATTTTAATGTTTAAACATATTGATGTGACTCTCCCACAACTTGAAAGGGAGACTATAGACGGTATTCGTTACTATAAAGTTCCTGACGGAGATGAATTACTTAAATTATTCTCTATTACTTCTGTAACCAGCCATTTCAATAAACATATTTTTGAAAACTGGAGAAAAAAGGTAGGGGAAGATGAAGCAAACCGTGTCACAAAACAGGCAACAAGTCGTGGCACGGATATGCATACTTTAGTAGAGTATCATCTAAAAAATAAATCTTATGATGAAGAGGTTCTTCCAATTTCAGAATTTTTATTTAAAATCTGTAAGGGAGAATTAAATAAGATAAATAATATCTACTCTCTTGAAGGTTCCCTATATAGTAAAGTATTGGGCATTGCAGGAACTGTTGATTGCATTGCCGAATATAATGGGGAGTTGTCAATAATTGACTTTAAGACTTCTAAAAAACCAAAACCCAGAGATTGGATTGAGCACTATTTTGTACAGGCAGCAGCATATGCTTGTATGTTTTATGAATTGACTGGAATTTCAGTTAAAAAACTTGTAATTTTAATGGCCTGTGAAAATGGAGAATGCATCGTCTATGAAGAATACGACAAAAGAAAGTACATCAAGTTACTCACCGAATACATTAGAAAGTTTGTTGGAGATAAATTGGAACTCTATGGAACAAGATAAGGATACTAAAGAATTGGAAAAAGCAATTGAGGATAAGTTTTTAACTCCATCAAAGTTTTCTTTAGAGATTGAAAAAATTGTTTCGGAAGAGAATATCAATTACATTGATGCGATTGTTATGTACTGTGAGAATAACAATCTTGATGTTGAGTCCGTAACAAAATTAATTTCAAAACCACTAAAAGAAAGATTAAAGTGGGATGCCACAAGACTTAATTTTATGAAAAAAACTTCTAGAGCTAAACTTCCTTTGTGAAATAAATAACTAAAAAATAAAATAAATGAAAACTTTTAATCAATTTATTTTAGAATCACAAACTAGTAAAGAACAGCAATTTTATAATGATATAAGATCAAGGGCGAAAAAACAAGGTGCAAGCGATATTGATGCTGATGTTATCGCATCTCAAGCAGCATTGGAAACTGGTTGGGGAAAGTCTCCTAGTGGATCTTGGAATTATTTTGGACAAAAAGCTAGTGGTAGTGAAAAAGGAACCTCAAAAGGAACTCAAGAATTTGGTGGAGGAAAAATGTATGGTACTTCAGCAAAATTTAAAGATTATGGTAGCTTAGATGATTCTATTGCTGATAGACTTGGGAAGTGGAGTTATAAGACAAAAGGTGCTGCGGATGTAGCAGACGCTACCCGAAGATTGCAATTACCTGGAGGAGCAGAAATTCCAGGTTCAAAAGAAAAAAGTCATGGTGCTTATGCAACAGACCCAGACTATGTTTCTAAAATATCTAGTATTTCTGGTAGATATGGATCAGGTAGTTCAGGTAAAACAGCAAAAAGTTCTTCAACTTCAAAACCATCAGCAGGTTCTTTAAATACTCCTTCCGTTACGCAAGTTCTTGCCAAGCTGAAAGGTAAAACTGGTCAACTAGATAAAACTACTGGTAAATTTACTGAAAGAAAGTGGTCTAATCCAGAAGGATCTAGATATAAAGCATACGGGGGAAAGTAACTCTTTATTTTTTTTTTTTTTAATTATGTCACCATTTGAAACATATCAGCATTATCTTTCTTTAAAATCGCATTTTACAAATCCAAAATACGATTTCTTTAAGTATGGTGCTAAGACCCGTGCAAGCGTAACATCCTTTAATAAACGAAAGGATAAATATTGGTTTGAAAAAACAAGTCGCAAATATTCTGATAAAGAAATTGTAGATTTCTTAGTTGCAAATTTTATATCTACGGATAATCCACAAAATCTATGGATCGGTGAAATCATCAATTCTGGTGAGAGAGCATATTCAGAATGGATGAAACGCCAACAAAGTTTGACTTATCTATTTAAAGAACAATCTGAAGAAATGTTGTCTGAATACAACTTGAATGAGTTATTTGATTGTTCAAAGCAACACGCTCCAATTTTAAAAAAATTCCTAAGTGGTAAGATTTGTATTGAAACACTAGTAGTTTATGATAAAATATTTCAGTTCTCAAAAAAGTTTGATAAGAAACTTTTAGACCCAGTGTGGGAAACCGTAAGTTTAAAAGTTTTAAAATATAACCCATTTCTAAATATCAATATATTTAAATATAAACAAATCTTAAGGGAAATTGTCAATGAGTAATTTTTTTGATTCTGATATTATCAAGGAAGAATTATTAGAAATTAATAAACTTCAACAAGATCTTTATGGAAGTATCTTGACTTTTGGGAAGATGTCCCGTGAAGATAAGATAGAACATATTGATAAATTGACGATTTTATTAGAAAAGCAAAGAGTAATGTATACAAGATTATCTCTTTCTGATGACCCTCAAGCAATTGAGATGAAAGAAAACCTGAGAAAATCAGTTGCTCTGATGGGATTTCCACCAGAAACTGATATGAATATCCTATTCAATAGTATGACCAAGACCATTGAATCCCTTAAGCAATTTATTGACAAATAACCTGTGGCTTGACATCCCTTTTACCCTGTGGTACAATAAAGTCGTCGCAAAACCAAATCCAATTTATCCAAAGTAATCTAAATGTCATTTTCAGATCTTAAAAAACAATCCAAACTTGGTTCTCTTACCGCTAAACTGGTAAAAGAAGTAGAGAAGATGAATTCTTCTTCTAGTTCTGCCGATGAGCGTCTATGGAAACTAGATGTTGACAAGAGTGGTAACGGTTATGCCGTAATTCGTTTTCTTCCTGCTCCCGATGGCGAAGACCTTCCTTTCGTAAAACTCTACAGTCACGCATTTCAAGGTCCCGGTGGTTGGTATATTGAGAACTCTCTGACTACTCTTGGTCAGAAAGACCCCGTGTCCGAACTCAATTCAGAACTGTGGAACAATGGTACTGATGCCGGTAAGGAAGTTGCCCGTAAGCAAAAGCGTAAACTGACTTATATCAGTAACATTTATGTTGTGAAGGACCCTGCAAATCCTCAAAATGAGGGTAAAGTCTTTCTTTATAAGTATGGTAAGAAAATCTTTGACAAACTTACTGCTGCTATGCAACCTGAGTTTGAAGATGAGCAAGCAATTGATCCATTTGATTTCTGGCAAGGTGCTAACTTCAAACTGAAGGCAAAGAATGTTGCAGGTTATCGCAACTATGATTCCAGTGAGTTTGCCTCTCAGGGTGCTCTTCTAGACGATGATGATGCTATGGAAGCAATCTGGAAGAAGCAATATTCTCTTGCAGAACTTGTTGCTTCTGATCAGTTCAAGTCTTATGAAGAACTGAAGAAGCGTCTTGAGTATGTTCTAGGAAACAAATCTTCCCGTCGTCAGGAATCTGAAGTGGAAGATGAAGATGCCTATCGTGGCCCTGCCCCATCTTTAACTGAAGATCTGCGTACTGAACTCAACAACTTGAAACCGACTCGTTCTGTTCAAGTTGATGAAGATGAGGATGATGATACTCTATCCTACTTTGCCCGATTGGCAGAAGAGTGATTTTATAATTGATTAAGAGGGAGTTAGACTCCCTCTTTTTTTATGCCAAGTCTATTCTAATAACTTCGCTTGGAGATTCTCTTGTGAATGTTGACCCATAAGGCATAGTATTTCTAGTATTTTCGGTTCTGATAATATCATTACCATCCTTATCTTCAGTAAGTTGGGAAGACTTTTTATATCTCATAATATCTCTATTATCATTTACAAATTGCTGTAAGTAAAATGGTTTGAGAATATAAATTCCTCTTTTTTGATTGTTTAATTCAACTTCATATTCATAATTTGATACAGGAGTTGTTA